GCACTTTAGATAACTAAAGTTATTGTATACAATCTGTACAATCTCTGAAACACGCATGAATAAAGGAAACTCATACCCTTGCGCACACTTTGGGAAATTTGTCAAGATAATTTTGTGAAAAAAAAGAGTTGCAACCTATTAAATAGATTGCAACTCTTACAGATCAAGCGATCAAATTAAATTTCTTTATAAATATCGTAGTAAAGTCGTGAGGTACTTGTAGCAACATTTGTCATTTCATTTTCCCATGTATCGCTCTGAGTGCCACCAAAAGTGCCACTAACAAAGGCAGGTGAGTCACTATTGATATATATAGTAAAGAAATCTACGCTATTAGGAACATTATTAACTACAACTGTCTGCATCTGAGTATTAACAGAGTCATTTTTTCTATAATCAGGTGAATACATTGGATATGGAAAAGCAGCATGAAAAAAGCCACCTGTAACCCTTAAGAATTCATCATCAGCAAGTCCATCAATAACAGCTTTTAAAGATGTTGCGATTTCAGAAATCTGTGTGCCAAATGTTTTTGTACCGTCACTTGCACTTGATACGGTAGCGTGATGAGTAGTAATTGCATACTTGCCCGCAATCTGGCTTTCGTCAACCTTTCCTGCATTAAGTTCGTTGATCGCACCGATAATAGTCTGGTCGGTTGTTGTAGGTGTACCATTTCCGATAAGTGAATTGATAGTGTTAATGCTACCCTGGGCAGATGTAACATCAGCTCTCAGAGAAGTGATAGCAGTCTGCTGATCTTCAATACTCTGAGTATTGTTCTGGATGCTGGAAGTATGACCAGCCACAACTAAATCTGTAGCATTAGCCTGAGACTGTACCGTACCCACTCCAGCATCAATTTTCTGCATATCTGAATTATAATCCGTCAGCCACTTAGGACTATCAGTTCCAATGAACTGGGATAATTCAAGATTGCTTGTTTTGTTTGTACTTGACATATTATTATCCTCCTATAATTAAGCTATTAAAGTATTTGCAAACCAGTCATAATCAAAAGCACTAAGCTCAAGATCATCATAGCCCTCAGCAGTAAGCTCTTTATTATCATAGCCCTCTGCTGTAAGTCCATCCATATGGAAACCAGCAAGCCTTGTAACTACATCTTGTACTCTTACATACTCACCAGTAAAAGGTGAGATCATCCAAACATCTGGATCTTTATATAAGAGCTTATAACCAAGAGTATCATACTCTCTTGCAGTAAGACCAAGAGCATCATACTCACTTGCAGTGAGTCCTAAGCTATCATACTGAGTAGCAGTAAGTCCCCAGATAGCAGCCATATCATAAAGATCATTGATAGCAGTCTGAATATCTGTAACCTCTCCACGATATGGGTTATAAACCATTACAGTTAGGATCTCGGGAAATGAGTTTATAAACTCATCCAGCCTATTTTCTACATATTTAAAGATATATTCATTATTGGCTTGCATTACATTATAAAGCTCTGTAATTTCCCTACGAATATCAGCTTTAAACTGTGCAATTTGATCTAAAATAGAAGTTTCAAAATCTGCTATCGCAATGGTAATATCTTCTTTAAGCTGTGTAAGCTCTGCATCAACTTCTGCTTTCTGCTCTGCAAAATCAGCCTCCAGATCAGCTTGTAACTGAGCAAACTGAGCCTCTATTTCTGCCTCAAAAGTAGCAATCTCATTTTCGACTGCCTCCAGCCTTGTGATAGCCTCCTGATACTCTTCCTTATGAGTAGCCATCCAGCTATTTAAGGTAGCAACTTCAGCAGATAGAGCTTTCATTTTCTCTAAGATCCACGTTAAGTTGAGCTCATGGAAATTGGAATAAGGGAAATGATCAAATAAACCCAAAGTATTATCCTCCTTTCCTTATTAATATACTAGGAGACAAAAACGATTTTTAAAATCATTGATAATATAATCAATAATATTAAACTGTACTACCTCTCTTTGCTGCTTGATGAGATCTTGCGTCGACATGATACCAATATTCCCTCGTTCCCATGTCTCATTATGAATAGTACCAGTATCAGTAGTATCTCTATCAATTGTCTCCGATATATCTCTATTATCAGTAGAACCAGTAGTACTACTAGCAGAGCTATTAGCCTTATCTGCTGGAGCATCAGTACTGGAGTTATATCCATATACTGAGTTGAGTGTCTCAGCACTGCTCTGATTATTTCCAGAATAGGTATTATCATCATCCATATTTCTGGAAACATCCTCAGTACCAGCAAGGTTTCTGGTCTCAGTATGATCTGTTCTATAGTCTTTGTTCCATAAAGGCTCATACTCATACTGAGTAGTCTTAAGTAGCTCCGTCCAGACTGGCAGCTCTTTGCGACTCCATGCAGCTATAGCACCCTTTAGGAAATCAAAATTAGGATATAGTATTTCTAGTTCTGAGGTTTCCATCAGCAAGTTATTAATAAGAGTATCTCTATCCACTCCCTCAGGGAGTACCAGCTCAGATAGAATACTGTTATCATACTGATAAAAGCTCAGAAGATCCGCTACTGCTCTCATCATTTTGCATTTCCTCCTTGTATCTCCAGTCTACTGATAAATCAAGATCAAATAACTCGTTAGCTTTCTTGCAACCTTTTTGTAGCTGCTCCAGTGCCAGATCTGCCCAGAGCTTAACCTCTATATCATTGCTCTCAACTTCCGCAGTGATAAGTCTCTCTTTTTTCTCAGTGTTACTGTTAGGTATTCCAAGATCAGAACAGAACTTGCATTCCCATTTTCTCATATCGTCCATAACATCAGAGACAATGTAAGTCTGCTTTAAGTTCTGATTAAAGATCATCCAGTTAGGAGATCCATCTTCATTGAAAAGAGACTTGTCTGCAAAAGCTGCTGGAGCTCCAGAGGCTATCTGGTCAAACATCTTTTTGAAACTCTCAGCAGATTTCTTATCATAGCATCCAAAAATGTAAGCAAGCTTACTATTAAATAAGTTAGTTCCCACTGTCTCAGCACTAAGAGCCATAATATCTGCATAGAAGTTTACTTTATCCATGATACCACCGTAATCAGGTTGCAATCTTATCAGAGCACATTGTACATCAATTCTAGGCTCTAATATTCCAGTAAGTAGCGGATTGGCTATTACTGCATGAGTCGGCTGATACATAACATCATATCCACGTAATGAGCAGCCTTGTGGGATAACTCCAAACTTATCTGTATTAATTATAGCAATATATCCCCAAGTATAGAGGACATATAAAAAATAATTTTTAGCCCATCTGTCTGGCAAGTTCCACTTGAAAACAGATATAGCTTTTTGAAGTAAGTACCTCCTGAAATACCATGCCAGACCAGTATCACTAGCGTGCATAGTACTGGGAGATACTAAAGAATTGTAGGCGTTCTGGTGATCGTACATAACTGGAGCACCGTAACCTATAAAGCCTACATTGTTTGTATTTTTACTCATAATTTCCTCCAGTTATTACTAGCTTTAGCAAGTAGCCAGATAGGTACTTTAAGTGGTGGATCAGGTGTGGGCTCTGAGCCAGTATAGTATGCCTCAACGTATACATTTCTCCAAGCTGGATTATAAATGATAGTCTGCTCCATGCTGGTGGGATCTAAAGCTATGGACTCATCAAAAGAAGTCCATGCCTGAACCTCTATAAGCTCACTAGGAAGATAAGGCTCACAATGTATAGTAATAGGCTCTCCATCTGTAGGAGCTTCATTATCTACCCATGTATATCCATTTCCATAGGATTGTACAAAAACTCTAGCCATTTACTTCTCCCTACTCATAAAAGAAACCACTATTCATATAGCCTATAATCTCACTTAGCTCGGTATCTGTACAAGCTATCTCAGGATCTGCATCTATGCACTGGATATAACCAGATAGACTACTGATAGTCCTAGCTGCGCAAAGTGGTCTACCTCTACTCTGGATATCCTCATCAGCTATATCTAAGAAGTCAGCCATAAGACCAAAGATATTATTAAAGGATCTAGTTCCGTTACTTCCTATTGAACTAGGTACGCTCTGAGTAAGAGCAGCTGCATCACCTATCGCAGAAATTCCACTTGTAAGCATTCCAGCCACATTACCAGTAAGAGCATTTTGCACAAGTGAGGCACTATTGCCTATAGATCCTACAAGAGCTCCCTGATTAAGAACATTTTGTCCTAGCTGCACTGGTACACCTATTTGAGTAGTCTGAATATTTTCATATATAAGAGCATCCCTAAATTTAATATTGAGCCTACCAGAGCCAGTCATGAGATCAACTTTATAATCGCAAGATAGTGTATCCTCATCCAGAAGATTAAAGTTATCAAGTGGAATAATGCCCCAAGGTCCAGCCTCTAAGCGATAGCTTGCAAAAGGTGGAAGATTTAAGTAAGCTCCTCTGCTAGACTTTGGATGTTTTGGAATACTAAAGCTAAAATTAGTACCCCACTCCAGAGAAGAGACTGGACTTATGCCAGATATATTAGCATCCCACCAGCCAAAAGTAGGACTACCAGAAGTAGTAGGAACATCAAAAGGAAACCACATACACGATACTATATACTGTAATGGATTGAAGATGCATTTAAGAAGATCATCTGAAATATCAGACTGATTATAAAAAGATGCATCATTAAGCATATAGTTAACCAGTGTTTTGAGTCCTGAGTCAGTTGCTTTATAATATGTAACAGCTCCTCCATTTCCTCCAGATCCTTTTCCCTGAATACCGGCCACATAGCAGCCATTATTTTTATCAAAAGGACTTGTGATAATATCGGCACTATGAGTATTATTAGCAAGTGCTGGATAATAGTTATCCGCAACCCTACTATTATAAGAGCTTGCAGATCTTGCCACATAACAGTTACTTGCTCCTATTCCAGTTTTAAAACTTGCCAGAGCATCAGCTCTTAGACTGGCAGTCCATAGCCTATTTTCAAACACCCAGTCACTTGCATAGTAATATCTGTTAAAAGCTGGTATATAGCAGTAATTAAAACTAGTAGGGTTTCCAGCTTGACCGATATCAAGACTGATTGTAGGTCTTATGATGCTGCATCCATGCTTTAATATTATCTGGTACTCAGTTCCTCCACTGGGCTGCTTTGTTGAGTTGAGTCTCTTGCTAAAACTATAAAATGTAGCAGTAAAACTCATCTGTATCCTCCTATTAATAGGCTGGAAAATTATTCCAGCCTATATGTAAATATCAGTCAAGTAAGAGTACTACTGCATTTTCAGTGAAATCATTCCAGTAACGGTCGGTGAACTTGAGCCAGAAATTCTGGAATTCACCCTTACCATTGTAAGCAGCAGATGTAGTTCTCTGATTTACAATAGTATAACCAGCAGCCTCTACATCAGTGATAACTCCAAAGACATTACTCTGATTAACTGATGTCTGAGGTGTAACCAGACTACCATCTACGTCCATATATGTAGGAGTAATATTGATCTGGTTAGGACTTGTGATCGACTGCCAGAAATTCAGGATAGCAGTATCAGCAAGTTTAAGGTAGTTATCATGGTATGTATCAGCAAGAACACGAGCCTCCATCTGGAAACGTTCCTCTGATAAGAGATACACATTCTGCTTATCATAAGGAGTATGTCTGCTGATTTCCTTATCAGTAACATTCTGGTGATAAATCAGGGATCTCTCTGTGAGCATAGCTGAGATCTGTGCTACTCTTCCATAAATCCACTTAACAAATGATCCGTACTCAGATGATACTCTGAGCTCTGTAAGAGTCTTAGGAGTAGTATTTCCAACATATGCATTGTACTCAGTTACAAGATGCACGATCTGAGGAGCATTATTAATAGAAATAATACCAGCTATCAGGTTAGCAAGTATCATCCTTGCCATAGACTCATGTTTCTGCTCTGTCATATCAGAGATGTTCTGGAGCTTGCCAGATATAAAAGCTCCCAGCTCATCTGCATTCTGGAAAGCAACATCAATCTGGTTAGAAAAGAGTGTCCATGGAATTTCATAATCGTTTTGACCGTAGAAGTTCGTCTGGAGCACTTCATCAAGTGTAGGTGCCTGATCATCTACTGGCACTCCAGTAGTAAGAGGTAGTCTACTTCCATCCTCCCACTCTCTGTCTACATAATTAATCTTGCGGACGTGATTTCCATAGCGGATATTATCAGCCTCTAAGCCCTGAAATTTTCGGCTATATGGTCTTGTTGATATGATAGTTCTACTGAGCACCTGAGAAATAGCACCCATTAAGTTATCATAGCCAGCAAGTAAGCCAGTCTGAGCTACCGCAGTAAACTCAGATGTATTAGTTGGAGTAATCTGAGCTTTACCAGTAGCCTGAGTTACAATCTGATTTAAGATTGTACCGATAGCATTATACGTAAGTACGTTAGCTGCCATTTTACTATTTCCTCCTATTATTTATTCTCTAAATTTGGTGGGTTTATGATTGATGCTAAAATGTCCTCAGCCGTTGCTGGTTTTGGCTGCTGCGCATTTAGCATAAATCCGTTTTGAAAAGTCTGTGTTAATCCAGTAATTGAATTAAGCACATCATCAATAGTAGCACCCTGGGCAGGAGCTGGAGCTGGAGCTGGAGCTGGAGCAGGAGCTGGAGCTGGAGCTGGAGCTGGAGCTGGAGCTGGAGCTGGAGCTGGAGCTGGAGCTGGAGCTGATCCTATTGTATTTAAAGCTGCAATCTGCTGCGCATTAAAGCCAGCTCTTGCAAGTGTCAAAATATCATTATTACTAAACATCTTTAACCTCCGTTTTGGTTTTAGTGGTCTTTTTAAAACCATTAAAGCCCTTTTTGATAATTGTCTTAGAGTAGTCTGTAGTAGATACATCAAGATCTACTGAGCCTACTATTCCCTTTACTGATCCCTTGCTTGAATATTGCCAGAGCCCATAGTTTTTAACATACCTAGGCTCATAGGTATAGCTTGCTACCCAGTGAGTATACTTAGATAACTGGCTATCATCCAGCCTATCTTTAAAACCTGATATATCACTTGCATAGATCCCTACAAAGTAGCCTTTAGACTCTAAATAATCAAGAAAACTAATAGCAGCTTTAGTAACTTCATATTTATATCTGGGCTCAGTAGTTTCAAGATCTAAGAACACTGGATATTCAAATTGTTTACCAGTTAGAAAAGCCTCAAATCTTTTAGCATCAGCAAGACCATTTTCAGAGCCTCTAAAGTTCTTACCTACAAAGTAGTAAGCTCCTACATTTAGTCCAGCCTCTTTAGCTGCTGCATAATTACTTTCAAACTTTTTATCTTTATAAAAGCCTGAGTCTGATCCTCCAGCTTTTATAATACAAAAGTTCACATCATCAGCTTTAGCCCTTTTAAAATCAATGTCACCTTGCCAGTGACTGATATCTATACCTCTAATCATTTTGACGTTCTATGTAGTCCGTTAACTTCTGGATTGCAAGTGTATTGTTATTGATTGCCTGAGTAATATTATCCATCTCCTCTTTATGCCTTGTATTGAGCTCTGCTATATCAGTTCTGTAATTGTCTTGTATATACTTGACATACCAGCCCATAGCAAGACAAGCAACTATAGGAAATGCATATTGACCAACTAGAGTTAATACGTCCTCCACAATAACCTCCTTTCTGTATACTTGTATACAATCTATGCTAAATTAAAAGGGTAGCATCAACTCAAGCACCTAGCAAGTGCATGGACACCCTTCAGGGGCTGCTATTGTCCATTGATGTCTACCCTAATAATATAGTAGCATTACTTGAAATACTTATCAAACAAAATCTCATTGATATATTCCTCAAAGATAACCTCATTATGCATATAGGCTCTCCAGAGATAAAAGAAATCTTTTCTAAATCTCTCTCTGTCCTTTTCACCTACTCCGTACTCTTTTGGAGATCCTGACCTAAAGCTGGTCACATAATATTCATGCCTAGACTTATGTTTATAGATAGTCAGCTCTCCAATTGCTACAATTGGCTTATACTCTCTAATATTCTTAGTTTCAATACGTCCACGCTCTTCATTTAAGAAAGTATTCTTGATAGCCATATTGTAGAACTCCGTGCCTCTGGTGAGATTATAAAGAGCAGTCTTACTCTTTTCCTCTGAGATCTTAGACTTATAAAGGTCTATCAGGAGCATTCCTCTTTTCTTATCATAATAGAACTCCTCTCCTGACTTCCTGAGTTTTTCAGCAGTCCTTACTAGCTTTAGCTCCATGAAGATAGGGTTATCAATTCTATTACTATTGGCCAGAGCTATAAACTTGATAGGTGATTGACCTTTTAACTCCCTATTTCTATTGATAGTCTCATAAGCATTAAATATTGCTTCAGCCTCACCTTTGATAGGTCTTTCATTAAGCTCTGGGATAAACTCATCCAGTATCATGATATCTATATCAGATCCATCTACACCTCTGAGGTTACTAAAAGTAGATAGAGAAGTAAGCAGCCCTTTAGACTCTCCTACTGGGATAGCTTTACCATCCTCATTATAGTCTGTGTCATAAAAGGCACTGACATATTTATTAAGAGGAAAAGGATTTATATTCCACTTCTTATCAATGTTTAGAGCTTTAAAAGGCTGCATATCATCCTTTTTAACAATATCAGCCTGAGCTTGCAACCTACGCATATAGATAAACTTATGTTTATCCAAGATCATATCTTCCAGAGTACCATAAGTTTTACCAGTTCCACGTCCACCGTATATAAAAATAAAGGTAGCTGGATGCTTTAATATCTCAGGGATATTTACATATCCGTTCTTATTGTATATGTGCATAATTGTATACAATCCTCCCTAAAATAAAAGCTCTTAGCTTGCAGCATAGCTAAGAGCTTAAACTTATTTACTCAGCACTTGGACTCACATAAGCGCAAGTTACAAATGTTCTGTTATTCTTACTTACTCCGTTCATGACTTTGATCTTCTTTACTTCCTCTGGCTGGAATATATCAAGAATCTCTCTAAATGCTCTGATAAATGTAGGACTGTTTGTTGCATAAGTCTCATTTTCGTCTGTTCTCATAGAGAAAAGCTCTACCTCTTCACCATCTGCATTATGATCCAGATAGATGCACCATGCTACCAGATTAAAAGTCTGATCGGCAGCCTCTGCCATCTTCTGAACATCCTGTGCCTTTGTTAAGAAATATAATTCCTCTTTACTAAGTTCCTTATTTGCTACTACTACTTGCATTGTTTCTACCTCCGTTAGTGTCTCTGTTTTGGTTATTGGTCAAATTGATTTTTATGAACTTTGTTAGATGTTTTGCTCCAGTGCTGCTCTGGATAGTACTCAGGATAACTTTTACATCATCCTGAGTGTTTGGACCAGTAATATCTTGTTTGGGGACAAGAGATCTGCACCTATTGGGGAATAAGTGATACCATATTTATGATATACTATATTATGCTATAAATCAATAGTATGTTTATGAGCTACTTCCAAAAGTTCTCTGTATTCTGCTGCAAGTCCTAGAGTTTTGGTGTTATCTACCAGAGCTACATTTCTGGTTATCCTTATGGGAACTCCATCCTCATTGATCCACTCTTTTATTTCAGGGAAATCATTATATCTTGCCTCTAGCCCTCCAGCATATTTGAATACAAAGCCCTCTGTCATTACTTCTAGCGGACTCTTTTTCTGAGCTTTTGCAGCTCTCTCTAGCTCTCTAGCTCCAATACGTTTATTGACTCCAGCTATAGTAATATGGAGCTTATCATCATCATCAATCCAAGCATATTTCTTAGCTCCCATTGTTTTAAACTTCTGGATATGCTTTTCCTTTTCAAACACTCCCATATAATGGATCCTGCCTTTTACATCCTCTGCATATGCTCCAGCAGCTTTAGCCTTTTTTATCTCTTCCTTATTAAGCCCTGACCAGTCCACTTCACCTATATACTTACATGAGTCTGTATCGCAATAAACAAACCTATGCCCGCATAAGTCTATACCTTTTTGCAAGTGTTGCCTTGCTCTGGCAGTAACCCATACTCCCCATTGATATACTAGAAAAGCTCTCTTGTTGTGATCCTCTAACAGTTTCTCAGGAGAGTCTGACTCTTCTTTATATAAGTCGTCTTTAGTGTTCACATATTTAATAGTTTCCTTAACTGGATCCTGAGCCATCATACCATACTGAGCATTAAGTAGATTTTTAGCCTTGTTGTAAAGCAGCTCGTAAAATTCAGCAGTATGCTCCTGATCTGAGTCCTTATCTTTTAGGCTGGTCTTATCTTTATAATATTTCAGCACACATTGTCTAAGTGGCAATGGCAGCTTGCCATATCTGGCAGATGCTACTGTTATGATCTCAAAGTCAAAATCATATTGACTTTTGATTATTTCATAATCTAAATCTGTACAAGTGAACTCTGCTATAGCCTCTGCTGATAATATTCTGCCATTGTCATAAGCTCCATATAATATGCCTCTACATTTACTTGTAGGGATATAGGGAACTGGTACTAGATCGTCTTTAAGTCTTAAATTAGTAATTGATATTCTCATTAGTACCGCTTTTTTCCTCTTATAAATAAGATCCTCCAGCTGCTCTTTAGTACAGTTCTTTTTAATCTGAAAATTACTTACTGGGAAAAGGCTCTCACATATTTCAGTGGGGTAACTACTTGATATATCAGCTGAGTTTAAATCTTCTAATATGAGGTTAGAATAATATCTACTTGCATGGGTATTACCACCTCTAAAAGCCTCCCTGAGTAATTTATATATTTCATAAGTAGGCTTTTGCTTTTCTATAAATGTACGTGATACTTTGCGCATTGCCTTTTTAGCATCTCGTCTAGCATAGCCAGTACTGGTTAGTGGGATAGTATAAAGATTATCATTGTCTCGTTTTAGTTCTGCCTCTATTGCTTGTACAAGACCTCTAACGTCATTGATACAATATGCAAGCTCTTTATCAGTGAGCTCAGTATACCAATATCTACGTATTTTATAATTCATCTTTAGCTTATAGGCCGGGACGTTCATTTTCTCACAAAAGGCTCTTAAACTCATGTTAGTCTGTATATAGCTGCACCTAAATTCAAATGTATCATTGCATAGAGCTTTTAATACTTTACGTGAGTCCATGCAAAATACATCATCAGGATAAAAGCTAAAGATCCCTGATAAAAACTGGAATTCAAAAGATAAGTTATGCACAAATACCACCAGCCTACAATCTATTAGCCTCTCTTTTAGCTCTTCCATAAAGAGTCTAAGCTCGTACCATGTTCTACCTATTACTGTGCACTTATCACCGAATTGCCACTGCCAGATATACATTACTGCTTGATCTATTTCCTTTATGTAAGTAGTTTCGATATCAAAAGCAGTCACTATATCCTTATAATAATATTTTTGTCTGGTTGCCTGATTTCCTTTTTTTCTCTTTTGTATGGGTAAAGTCTCTAGCCAGTCATAATCAAACTCCTCATAAGTTATAGTCAATGCTATTTCCTCCTACGTCTGGACTTCTTAGCTTTTGGTTTCTGATCTAGCTTTTTTAATAATCGTTTCTTTATCTTTCCATATGAGCCCCTACTTGCTTTAGATCTTCTAAGAGTTAAAGCAGTAGATACATTATCTAGCCAGAATTCAAACTCTGCCTCAACTTCCTTAGGATCTAGCTCATGTTTAAGTACTACTGAATAAGTATCTGCTGCATCTCCTGAGTCATAACCCATATCCTCTAGATTTTGTTTACGATACTCTTCCATAAACTTACCAAAATCTATAATGTTATCATCATTTACAAAATTATAACCATGCTCATGTAAAGTTTTGATACTTTTAGCTCTGATCTGTCTCTGTCCTGATACTGTACTAGCCTCTGCTTTTATAAATCTGGATAAGTCCGATAATCTTCCAGCTAGTTCATACTTTGTTTTAATGTCTTTAAGTTTTGGGTAATGATGGACGTTCTTTAAGTATGCCTGAGTATCGTCCATGCCAGCAGCCTCTAGTCTTTTAAGTCTCTTCTGAGATATATCTCTGAGCCTTGTATACTCTTTTCTGACCTTTTTAAGATCTCCAGTCTTTATTTGTGTAAGGATGCTGGTAGGAGTGTACCAGTCATCCTCATAGGTCAGTGATGCAGTCCTTTTCATGAGCTGCCTTGCTGCCTTTTCCTCATCTATAATGCTAATACCCATACAATAAAACCTCCCTCATTTCTATTTTATACTTGCTAGCAGAACTAAGAATACTAGGCAGCCCATGAAAAGAGCTCCCAGTATTGATATAAATATTGCGTCTGTCATTGTCTTATGCACTCCCTTGTGTCATGGTCTTTTACCCATGTTAATAAGTAGTTTATCATTGCGGATCTGGTGCGACTTTCGGATGAGGCTAGAGTATCTATGTACTCTAGCACGTCCTCTTCTATTGTTATTGAGATATTCTTAGTCATTGTGTAAGCCCTCCTGAATTACTTCCTCCAGAGAACTGTATAATAGATCAGGTTTCTGTTCTACTAATGCAGATATTAAACATTTAAGCTCTTTTTTAATTATTGCATCTTGATATTCTTTATAACTTTTATTGACTCCTATAAGTACTCTTGTACTTACATCTAAGCATTCCATATCATTGTTAACTTTTATTTCACTTATTACTTTAATCATTTTCTTTATCCTCCCAGTAATGAGTTAAATTAAAATTTAAATCTACTAGCTCTGTATGTATTAGCTCTAGCATTTCATTTAATTCTATTATTGCTGATATTAATTTC